GTGGGACAAAATAGATGATAGAGTATTTGATATTTTCTTAACAGACAATAATATTAATAGGAACACGAAGAAAAGAGTGTTTATGTGTTTAGCCAGTGTGGGGAAATTATATGATATTGAAAATTGGACCAGAAGAACTGGAATCATTTTGCATCACTGGATTGTTAGACAAAAATATGATGGCTCATATTCTGGGGATTATAAAGTTGTATTTTACTCAGGCCTTGAGCAGATGGTCTTTGAATCATATAGAGATTCAATATTTATAAAGAAAACTGAAAACCTGATTGATCCAGAGAGAATTTGGTCTTTTATTTCTGAATTTCTTGATGTGATGAGTCTGGAATGGTCTGATGTTGAAAGGAAGCTCGGAAAAGGAAATTACCACAAAGTTGATCTAAGAATAAACAGATCTATAAACAATATGGGATTCAACATAGGATTGATAAGAGTGAGTGAAAACATAAGTTTTGATGATTGTCAATTGGATGTTGATGATAAGAGAACTACATTAGTGAGCTCATATGAATCAAAGTTATTCTCAGTGGAAACAGGTTTGATAAATACATTTGCAACATGTGAAGACGATGATGATTTTGAAGTGTTTGGAATGAGATTCAAGCATTTTTGTGAGATGGGGATTTTCAACCAAAACTTTTCTCTATTGTTTAAAGACAGATCGTTTTATATACAATTTTTAACTGACCTAAGGGTTGAGAAGCCTTTCATTTCAACAGAAACTATAAGCAAATTAAATCTTAGAGATTGGGACAATATAAAGATTGGAGAGGAAAAAGAGAGCTTTGGATTAGATGATTTTAGTAGTTTCATGACAGAATTGATTGATTTTCCTGTGGAGAATCTGCCAATCATGAATGAACAAGAAAAAATGGAAGATATGATTGACTTTTTAGTGGGAGCAGATATTGTGAATTCAATGCAAACTGCTCATAAGATACAACACACAAGAAGGATATTTAAGATTTGCCAAAATGTGAAATACGATATAATCTCATATCAGTTCCTACTAGAATTAAAATTGAATGCAAAAATAATAAGAACATTATCAAAAATACTACTGAATTATAAAAAAGAGATCCTATTTAGTTTAATAAGTTTATATGATAGATTAAATCTCTATTTGCAATCACCTAAAAATGTTGATTTGAGCATGAATCCAGAATTTCTAAATAGATTTGGAGTTGAACTAAATGATGATGAAATTGATTTTTAAATAT